CCAGACCAAAAGCTATAGCGAACACGTTGCGCTAGGTATGTACTATGAGGAAGTAGAAGATCTAGTAGATTCATTCGTAGAGGCGTATCAAGGCTGCTATGGAATTATAGATGACTATGAGAAGTATTATCTGCTGCCTACACCACCTCTAAAGTATCTAACAAGTCTAAGTAAGTATGTAGAAGATGAAAGAAAGAAGCTACCGCAAGACTCAGAGCTACAGAATATAATAGATGAGATAGCACAGTTAATCGACAGCACCATCTACAAGCTGAAATTCCTAGCATGATACGCATAGGATGAGGCAAACATACGAAACGCAACAGGATTTAAACAGAGAAAGGGATATTGCTTCTTTTCTTGAAAAAACATGGTTTTGTGAGATGGCAAAAATGCCTGTTAGATACCATTTAGATTATGTAATGAAAAGGAAGGGAAGGGCCGTAGGTTTTTGTGAGATCAAGACAAGAAACTACACGATGGAGGCAATTAGTAATATGGGTGGCTATCTGCTTAGTATTGGCAAATGGTCATCAGCCAAGCAACTATATGACTGTAGCAAGTTACCATTTATTTTAGTAGTCTGTACATTGGACGCAATATGGTATGCAAAATTTACAGAGTTTGTACCAAATAGTGTAGAGGTAAAGGGCAGAACAGATAGGAATGATTGGCAGGATGTAGAGCCTTGCGTCCTATTGGATACAAAGTTATTTATAAGAATACCATTCGCCAACGAAATTAATTAACGGAAATAATATGATACGCATGGTCAAGACACATAACGGCTACCAAATCCACGAGATTATCTGTGATCCTAGTGGAATGCCAATAAGTAGCTTTCCGGCAATCATTCAAGGTATGACAAGATTAGACGCTCTAAAGTACATGGAAGATGTAATAGATGCAGCCAAGCTACCAGCTATTAGACTTAACGAGAAGCGAGATATATGATGGCATTAAAAAAACACAAAATAGTAGGAGCAGGGCCGGGCAGACCTAAAGGGGCGGCTAACAAGGCCACAAGCAATGCTAGAGAGGCTATAGCTCGTTTTGTAGACGGTAATGCACATAGAGTACAACAATGGCTAGATGCGATAGCAGCAGAGAATGGGCCACTGATGGCATTCCGATGCTATACAGACATGATTGAGTACCATGTACCAAAATTGAGCCGCACAGAACTCACAGGCAAGAACGATGGGCCAGTAGAAATCACGATAAAATGGAAAGCACCGAAATAGAAATGGACTACCAGCCCCGGCTGGCTTTCATGCCGTTTCATGAGAGGACAGAGCGCTGGGCCTGTCTAGTAGCTCACAGACGCGCAGGTAAGACCGTAGCAGCTATCAATGACTTGATACGAGCAGCGGCCCTCTGTGCTAGTCCTATGCCGTTATTTGCCTACATAGCTCCATACCGCAGTCAGGCTAAGTCAGTGGCATGGGAATACCTAAAGCACTACGCTAGACCTATACTCGCATCAGTCAATGAGTCTGATTTGTACGTTGACCTAGTCAATGGCGCACGAATACGGCTATTTGGGGCAGATAACGCTGATGCCATGAGAGGTTTGGGATTTGATGGGCTTTTTCTGGACGAATACGCAGATTTTAAGCCTAGTGTATTTGGCAATATCCTAAGACCTGCTCTATCAGACAAGCAAGGCTGGTGCGTGTTTGCATCAACTCCAAAGGGTAAAAATGCCTTTTGGACTATCTACAGTACCGCTCTAAGAATACCTAGCGAGTGGTTTTGCCTTAACCTGCCAGCATCAGTATCTAAGCTACTCCCAGATGGGGAGCTATCGGCTGCTAAAGCTCAACTGTCACCTGACCAGTATATGCAAGAGTATGAGTGTAGCTTCGAGGCTGCAATACTAGGAGCGTACTACGGCACAGAGATGCGTGAGGCTACGGAGCAAGGGCGCGTCACCAAAGTCAATTACGACAATAACGTGCCTGTTCATACTGCTTGGGACTTAGGATATAGGGATGATACAGCGGTCTGGTTTTATCAGGTAATTAGAGATGAAGTACATATCGTAGACTTTTATGCAATTTCTGGTGCAAATATTGACGAAATAGCTGAAAATATCCTAGCAAAGCCGTATAATTTCGGTAAGCACTATTTACCTCATGATGCTAGAGCTAAGACATTGGCGGCTGCTGGTAAGTCAGTAATTGAGCAATTGGCGGTACATTTTGGCATCAACAGTCTAGCTATCGTGCCTGACCTGTCAGTGCAAGACGGTATACAGGCTGTAAGAAAGGTTCTGCCGCAGTGCTGGTTTGACACAGAGCGATGCAATGAAGGTATAGAGGCTTTACGTCAGTACCAAAGAGAGTACGATGAGGACAAGAAGGCGTTTAGGCAGACACCAAGACACGATTGGTGTAGTCATCCGGCAGACGCTTTCCGAATGTTATCAATAGCTTGGCGGTCAGAGCCGCGGGTCAGACAACCTGATGCAGCTAAACCGCTGATGGTAGGAGAGCAAAACACAGCAACACTTAACGATGTGTGGGCGCAAGCAAATCAACCTAAGAGAGGCAGAATATGAGCATACAATCACCATTTAGATACCAATCCGAACACGTTGCAGTCAGTCAAACAGCACAAGTCTTAGGCGGCACAGGCGCAATCGGTGACTACATCCACAGACTAATATGTACAGTCTCCACCGCTGCTACAGGCAATGTAGTTCTAGTAGACGGAACAGGCGTAGGCATATTGACCCATACAGTGCTACCTGCATCATGCGGCACAGGTATCAATGTCTACAATATCGAGATCAACGCTGCATCTACTACTGGTGCATGGAAAGTAACGACAGGAGCAGGTGTTGAGGTTATGGCTGTAGGCATATTCTCAGCATAATGCCTAGCCCTAAACAACTAGCTGCTGGACTACAGACCTATACGCCAAAGCGTACTTTGTTGAGTGAGACGGTCAATGGCGTTGAGATTACGCCACAGCAGTCTGCTGCTCTATCTGCAACTAACCCTGCATACCAAGCAATGGACGCATACGGTGAACAGGCTAAAGCTAGATTAATTGGCGCACCAGCAGTAGACCCGTCACTGGACACCTTCGCAGAACAAGCTAGAGCTAGAATGATGGCTAGAAAAAATGCCCTCCGCTAAAGAACTAGCCAAAGCTCTTGCGTATCGGGGCGAGATTAGGAACACGCCACAGAATAGCTTTCTAGGTGGTGTAGCTAACTTTCTTGCTCCAGTATCAGAGTTTCTTGATCGGGACAAGATACCTAAGAGCATACCTTTTCTTGGAGGATTGAGTGCTGCTGACTTGACTGGCGTGAAGGGAACTGAAAGTCTTGTAAGGGACATGAGCCACGGCACACCGCCGATTAGAGGTGCATCTCTACAGACCGCTAAGGTAGACCCTAGATTGTTTGATGTTGCTGGTTTGGGTGGTGCAATGATGCCAGCAGCTAAGAGTCTAGGTAAGGCTGCTGCAATGAAAGCTGCTGAACAGGTACAGAACAAAACTGGATTTGCAAAGTTTATGCCTGATACAAGAATGGGCGTAGTGCCAGAGGGCAAATCTTTCCCATCACAAATGTCAGAGTATGTGCCGGGCGTTAAATCTGGTGATGAAATGCTTGTAACTCACAATTTAACCGCTGAAAAACTGTATGGCGCTGACAGATTAGGTGGTATGCCAGTGCCATCATTGGGAATAAGTAAATTATCTAGTCCATTAGAAGGATTTGGTGATATTACCTTTGTTGGTGGTAGGGAAATGGCAGTGCCTTCTAAAGTAAATCCGGTGTACAAGTCAGACGCATACACAAAACGCAGACCAGAAATACAGCGCGGGATGGATAATAAGTCTAGTGCAAACCTTACAAATATGTTTGGAGATTTGCCTAGACAGTTACCAGTAAGAGGTGAGAGCGAGTTAGAAAAGCTAATAGGTAATTTTGGCGATGCTCCAAACAACAAATTATTGCAAGCAAAGTTCTTGCAAGAAAAGGGTATTTTGCCAAACCCTGAAGATTATGCAGACAAAGGGCAGTTTAATGAGCAGATATACAAACTACGTCAAGCTAATCAAAATGAGTATGACTCATGGGTTGATACGTTTATGCAATCTTTGCCTGAAAGTGGTGTAAAGGTTAAAGATGAGATATTTAAGGGATATACACCTTCTGGAAACAGAAGATATGTTGAAGCTAATTTAGAAAACATAGTGAAAGATATGAAGGGTGGCCCTAATACTGAAGGTTGGAATTATGGTGTAGGCAATCTAAGGGCAGTAGCTACACCTAAGTTCAAGAAGTTTGATGAGATTACTAAAGGCAGAGATAGGCTTATATCAAATGATGAATTTGCAAATATAAAACAACCGTCAGATGAAATGTATAGCTCCATATCACAAAAGCTGCGTAGCCTAGATAAAAACTATTCCCCTGACGATGCTATGTTGGAGGTAGCTGAAACAGGCAATATTAATGCACTAGACAGAATCTATAAAAATATACCTACTGAACTAAAAGCTGAATTATCTTCTTATATTGGTGGCTTGAAGCAGATGCCAACTAATTACTTTGAAGTAAAACCGCAAAGATCGGTAGGTATTGGCGAGTTTAAGGGGGCATTAGTTCCTAGTGACTTACCTAACAAAGCAAGGCAGATCATTGATAGTGCTGGGATTAAGGATGTATACACTTATGCTAATGAAGCAGAGCGTAAAAATCTACTTAAAAAGTTTGGCAAAGATATGTTCTCTGTTATGCCAGCCATTCCCGCTGGCTCAATGTTAGACCCTCAAGCAATAGCTGAAGCACTTAGACAACAGGACAGAAAATGACCGAAACTCCAATTGAGAAATATCTGAACGTAATCGGCGCATACGACAACGAGTACAAGAAGTGGGAGGCTCGTTCTGCAAAGATCGTTAAACGCTACAGAGATGACAACCGCAGCCAGAACTCTAACGAGACTGCAAAGTTTAATATTCTCTGGTCAAACGTACAGACCTTAGTCCCAGCGGTCTACTCTAAGCTGCCTATGGCTGACGTATCGCGCCGCTTTGGAGACAATGACCAAGTAGGTCGTGTAGCATCACAGATCATTCAGAGAGCGATTGACTACGAGATTGAGCATTATCCAGACTTCCGGGCAACTATGAAGAATGCGGTGCAGGATCGCTTCTTAGGCGGTCGAGGTGTTGCATGGGTACGCTACGAGCCACATCTAATTGAGCGTGATATGCCGGAGGACGGGCTACAAGTCACTGAGGACTCTGATGAGGTAGAGAACGATACAGCAGAGACATACGAGGAGATCGAGTACGAATGCGCTCCTACAGACTATGTACATTGGAAGGACTTTGGTCACTCAGTAGCGAGGACATGGGAAGAGGTTACGGTAGTATGGCGCTGGGCTTACATGACGCGAGAGGCGCTTATAGAGCGTTTTGGCGAGGAGTCTGCAAAGAAGATACCTTTAGATAGTGGCCCACAGACACTAACCTCCTACGGTCAGTCTAGCAAAGAGCATACTAGAGCAAAGATATGTGAGCTATGGGATAAGGAAAGCGGCAAGGTCTACTGGTTTAGCAAGAACAGCAACTACATCATAGACGAGCGTGATGACCCTATCGATGTCGAAGGCTTTTTCCCTTGTGGCAAGCCTCTGTACGCTACTTTAACCTCTGACTCACTCGTTCCTGTACCTGACTTCGTGCTGTATCAGGATCAAGCTACTGAGCTGGACATTTTGAGCGACAGAATTGACGGTCTGGTCAAGGCTTTAAGGGTACGAGGAGTATATGACGCAAGCCAGCCAACGCTACAACGTCTACTCACAGAGGGAGACAATAATACTCTGATACCTGTGGATAAGTGGATGGCTTTCAGTGAAAAGGGTGGGTTGAAGGGTAGTATCGACATCCTACCGCTAGATGTCATAGCTGCTACGCTCATCAACTGCTACCGGGCAAGAGAGGACATAAAGAGCCAGATTTACGAGATTACAGGCATATCTGACATTATCAGGGGTCAGACCAGTGCAAGCGAGACCGCAACTGCACAACAGATCAAGGGCCAGTATGCCGGGCTAAGATTAAGAGCAATGCAGGAAGAGGTGGCATTGTTTGCGTCTAGCCTGATTAAGCTCAAGGCGCAGATCATGTGTACCAAGTTCCAGCCACAGACTCTATTGCAGTACGCTTCTGCACAGCAGATGTCTGAGGCAGATCAGCAGTTGATACCACAGGCTATAGAGCTTCTTAAAGACTCGCCACTAGCTAACTTTAGAATAGATGTCGAGGCTGACAGTCTGGTGCAGTTGGATGAAGATCAGAACAAGCGTAACCGTGTAGAGTTCCTACAGGCGTTCGGCGGCTTCTTAGGTCAAGCCTTACCTGTAGGCCGTGAGTCACCTGAGATGATACCAATGCTGGTAGAGGTGATGAAGTTCGGTATCGGAGCGTTTAAGCAAGCAGAACCTATCGAGGGTACTCTGGATGCCGCACTGGAACAGATGAAGGCAGCATCACAGCAGCCTAAACAGCCGCAGCCTGACCCTGAGCAAATAAAGATGCAAGCGCAGCAACAGTCTGAACAGATGAAAATGCAAGCAGATGCACAAGCCGCACAGATGAAGGCACAGATTGACGTACAGGCTCAACAAGCACGAGTACAGGCAGATATGCAGATCGAGCAGATGAAGCTACAGGCAGACGCACAGCTAGAACAGATGCGCCAACAGATGAAGATGCAGGAGCTACAATACCTAGATCAGTTTAATCGCTACAAAGCACAACTAGACTCATCTACTCGCATCATGGTCGCAGAGATAGGCGCA